AGTTTGGTTGATTTTGTGAAGGGAGCCTTCGCCGGATTTGAAAAGTATAAGGATAAAGGATTCCTTGAAGGATTAATCGGAGGTCTTCTTGGAGGAATCAGTGGTTTGGCTACAGGCTTGATCGGTATGCCTTTGGATCTTCTAAAATCGGCAGTATCTTGGGTCGCGGAAAAACTTGGATTTGAGAACTTCTCGGAAATGCTTGACTCCTTCAGTTTCAGCGAACTCATTGGTGGTTTGTTTACCAAAGTGACGGATGTAGTTGTAGGTTTTATTGGGAGTATCAAAGAGAAGATTGCTAATATTGGTATTGGTGGTTTACTTAAAAATATTAGTCTCGATTTATTGAAAATTTTTAAAAAGATTTACACATTTCCTCTTGCCGTCGCGGCAGGTGGGGCAAATGCACTTGGAGGTCTTTTTAAATTTAAGAATCCAGTAGATTCATTCAAAGAGGGATTTTTAAAAGTATTTAATGGTGGTGATGCCGCAATAGATTCCTTAAAGGCAACTGCATCTGGTGGTGGATCGGAAGAACCAGAGACACTTCCCGAGGCAGCGGCAGTTCCCGAGGGCGAGGCAGTTCCCAAGTCAGCGGCAGTTCCGGGCGTTACTGGTTTCAGTGATGACCAACAAGCGGCCCTTGGACTTTTAAAAGATGCTCTTGCCGATGCTGATACCGAGAAGAAGAGATTAGCAGTAGCAGCTAAATTTCGGGCCTTTAAAATAGATGAAGATAAGCAGGGAACAGAGGGATTGTTCTCCGATGAGTTTAAAGCAGAACAAGCAAGACTTTTTGCCGAATCGAGAAACAATACGGGCGCTGAAATGGAAGTCGGAATGTCTAATATCGCCGACGCAAAATCACAACCAGCACCAGTGATTGTTGCGGGTGGTGGAGGTGGCGCCGCTCCTCAAAATACAACCGTAAATTCTTCGAACGTGAACATATCTAATAGTAGACACGCCGAAGAATCTTGGTCTTTAACGACCGCGGCATACGGTTTTTAGTAACATAAAAACTGCACGGTAACACTACTGTTGTTACTGTGCCAAAAGACTGTTACATACCAGAAGAGGCGATACCGGATTTCTCCAGTATCGCCCCTTGTATTTGTTTATCAGTTCGGTTAGTCCTGAGCCAACTTGGCGAAATACGCCAAGGTGTCTTCCTCACCTTCATCATTGCTTGATGAACTAACACTCTGATCCTCGCTCTTCGGTGCGGGTGCGTCCACTCGCTCTTCACGGGTCTCATTGAGCTCGGTAGTTTGTTCTACCGAAAAGGTGTTGGCGATATCCTCTTCACCAAGTACCTCGTATAATTTCTTCTTGAGTTCGGCGTATGACTTGTAACTTGACGGATCGATGAACTCATTCAATCCATGAAGATTGTCATAGATCTTCTTCAACTTGTCTTCATCACCTTCAAAGAGTTCAGTAACAGAATCGAACTCTGACTTATCATAGTTGCGATAACCTTCAACATTACGAATCTTCAACTTGAAGTTCGCTCCACCCCAAAAGTCAAATGGGTTGATTGGTTTTTCATCCTCGAACTGAGGCTGCATCACATCCATAACCTTATCGAAGATCTTCTTTCCATACTTGTAAAGAAAGACCTTACCTTCGTTTGATGGATTCGCTGAGTCGGAGATCACAAGGATGTTAGAGACGTAATGCAAACGACGCTTGCGTTGACGAACCAATTCCTTGTCTTCCTCTCTTCCCGAGTTCCACAACTGAGAATTCAACTCACTCAATGGATCTTGTTGACCAATTGAAGTAAGAGACTTCTCGATATACCACCTGCCGGTTGGCCCCTTGAAACCATGATCCCAGAAACGAACCCAAGGAAGATCCTCAGAGTTCGAAGACGGTAGGAAGCGGATAACGGCATAACCATTACCTGCTTTATCAACTGTTGGTTTCCACTCTCGCTCGTCTCCATAAGACTTCTTTTCAGAGACGCTTTCGGCGGCGTTTACCAACTTTTCTATCGACGCAAGTCGATTTGCTTTGAGTTTTTCGAATGACATATATTTTGTATTTTAGTATTTTAGTGTATAACAGTGTATTTTTTGTATACTTGAAGTAATATAACAGATTTCAATCACTTTGTAAAGACCTTTTTTACGGTGTTCACAAGTTTTTTTGTCGGCATATTTCTTCGAGATAGTAGTAATTTATACTTCAAAATTTTTTCAATTTGTTCGGTGTAGACTCCAAGCGGATCTTGAATATCTTTCTTGAGCCGCCGAAGATTGTTGACCAGAATATCGATGATAGTTATTGTTTCGATTGAGATCTCTTCGGCCAAAAGGCAATCAAAGGGAATCGTAGTTGTACAGATTCGATCAAAGGAGTCGCATTGTTCGTAAAGAGTCCGTAGATCCTTTTCAAATTCATAGGAAAGAGACTCCATTCTCTTGACATACTTTGAGTAGTTCTCCTCTTTCATGTCACCTATCCACTTGACTCCGGCAAGAAAGTTCGCAGTGAAGTATTCGATGACAACCTCGGGCTCCTTATATTTTCGTGCTATTCGTTCAAAAAAGAATCGGTCCTTTCGCCGAGTGAATGTGGATTCGTTAGAGCTGGTCTTAAATCCATACTTGGTTGCATCGTAGGAATCACTTGTGAAATGAAGTTTAAGAGACAGGTAAATCTGATATGCAGTATAACCATTCACAAAAGATATGCAGTTGTTCTCTTGATGATATTCAATTCCATTGCTTCGGCTTCAAGTTTGTCCTTCAATGGACCACGAATAATCTTTGCGATGTCTTCGGGATCAATGTCCTTATCCTTACAGATATCAATGATTGCTTCGGTGTAAGACATCTCATCCGTCTGAACAAACTTCTCTACTTTCATGCGAAGTTCGTCAAAAGTAATTACGGGTTTAATTGGTATTTCATCTGTCATCATGCTTTGAGTATAATTGTGTTATCGTTGACTCGACCATTTGCCGAAGTTTTCTTGGTTGTAAGTTTCTTGAGGACGTTTGTTATTTGCCTTTCGGTTTTACTTACGATGATTGGAAGTATCTCTTCGGGTTTCCGTATCTTCAAAGAGAAGGAGTTCTTTTCGTCATAATCTCGAATCGTAGTTCCCTTTACCGAAAGTCCGGAAAGACTAGTGGTTGAAAGAACTGTCAACTTGCGATACTTCTCATTGAAGAGATAGACCTTTGTCGATCCTATGATTTTAATTGGATTGATCGAGGCAACTCCGTAATCGGGCGACGACTTCAGGTAATTCATCTTTGCGACCAGCTTGTCAACACTCTTCTCCTTCGTCTTCCGCGGCTTTTGAGATGCTTTCTTTCTGGATTTGTAGATCTCCATATCATTCAAAATATCGTCTAGAAGAGCGATTCTTTTCTTGATTGCGGGTTTATTGAGATAGGAGTAACCTTCGACCGAATCAGGATTGCTCTTGTCTCGGGCTTCAATCAGTTCCGCTCGTTGTTTCTCAATCCAGTTTACAACAATTCCTAGAGAACTGATTGGAGCATTTACATTCTTCAGTAGAGACCCCACATTGATCTTGGAGATTTTTGTGGTAGGATTGATAATCCATTCATCCAGCATCTCTTCCAGTCGAACAAGAACTCCCTCTCGAATGCGTTCTTGCATTATATCGTAAACCGATACTTTCTTCTTGGTGTCCTTGGTTGTATTCCTTTCAACCGGAACTAAAGTTGAGATCTTGCGAAGATACTTCTCTACTTCCACACCATAGTCCACATTGTTGTGGAACTTTGGCATTCCAAGATTCATCATTCTTGCGAGTTTACCACAACTCACGATCTCGATACACTTTGGCGCTTTACGAATCATCTTCAACGTAGTTTTGTTGTCGGGGCGATCCATTGATTTGACATACTCCTCAATGATAGGAAAATAGTCATCGGTGTTCAGATAGTAGTTGTAGAAGTTCAGAGCACGACTCAAAGTCTTCTTCTTTTTCTCATCAGTCCACGAATCGGCATCGTGCCATGTTGGTTCTTCACCAGTCCATTTAGACTCGGTAGCGGCGACCAGACCGTTTTTTAGGAATTTACGTTTTGCCATATCAAAGGATTTCTGAATATATGTTTACAATTTGATCGAATCTTGCTTCGAAGAGATAATAACCACTTCCGCCTGGATCGACAATGAAGTCACCATTCTTGCGTCTACCGATGACCGTTCCAGACATAGTTGCACCGTCTTCAACTTTAAAAGTCACGTAATACTCCTTATCAGATTGATCAAAGATTGTTTCAGGATAGAGATCTTCTGGCCAGATCAGAGGAAGTTCAAGTTGTATCGGTGTAGTTTTCATAGGATAGAATACGCCGGGAAATTCGTCGCAATAGAGCATTACTTGTAAAAGATGTGTCGCCCGATCTTAGTGGTGATTGTCATACTTTTCGCCCAGTAAGGAATCTTGATGTAATCAGCGTGATAGTGATCCGCACCCTTCGTGTAATTCGTAGTTGGACTTTGAACAATCCTCAATGCTTCATTCCAACGAGGATGTTTCATCGCCTTACTAATTCCGGCTTGAGCGTCCTTGTCATTCCAACAAGAGAACTGATACCTTTGAAGACAAACCATCGCTTCGGACATCTTTCGTTTTGCGGCACGATTCACGATGATTTCGTTGACCGCTTCCATTGCACCTTCGTGATACTCACCACCCGCTTCAAGAATCAAAGTAGCGGCAACGATCTCATCAGAGAATCGAATCTTTGACTGAGAACCTTCTCCGGTAATCGCAAGAAGGGCAGAAATAAAAGAGGCAGTAATTAGTATTGTTTTCATCATCTATAAAACAGTATGTCAGGATTTAGTTGAAAGTCAAGTAATAATTTGTAAAAGGAAAGTAAAAGGAGCGAGAGAGGAAAAAAATCACGAAAACTCTCTCGCCCCATGCGTTATGAAAAAAATTTAGAAGTCTATGTAAGTCCCCAACAAACCGAGCTCTTCGGCGATGTCAGACTCGTCAGGAGCGATTGGTTCGAAATCGAGGTAGTCAGACGGAACACGACCGTCACTGACAATCTCAAGGTTGTCGATTTTCATCTTAAAAACAGGATTTTTTTCTGGATTACTCATAATTTATAACTCTAATATAGAGGTTTTGAAAGGAATGTCAAGGGGATATTGTGTAAAAAACTTGTAAAGTTTAGTAGTAATAACGTTTCATTGGCGTCGAGGCCAACGGAGGGTTCTTTTCGGTGTCATACCCAAACCCGCGATAATTTCCAGTGGCGTGTAAAACCGACTCAAGAACGGTAATAACTCCCATCCGATAAAAATCAGCAGGTGTCTTTGGAGTTTCGACTCCATTCTCGTCACGATTTCGGTAACGATTAGGATGGGTTTCTATTTGACCCACATTCTCTAACATCTTGTTGAGTGTTTCTCGCAGCTCGGAGACTTCAATTGTTTTTCTTTTTCTCATAATTTATCCAAATAAAATTTTTCCAATTAGATTTAAAACAGACAACACCAAAAAGTCTAAGACTCTTTCAAACGATTCTAACCTATCGGTGAATT